GTTAATGTTGAACCTTGTGTTGTTAGTAGATCATATAGTCCCATAGTAAATTATTTTATTATAAATATTGTGTTATTAAAAGGTTTAAACGCGGTTACTACCATTTGCTCTGGATGCACCTAATTGAGTAGAATATTTTTCTTCAGTATTTGCCATAGTAGTAGCTAATACTCTATTATCTAGTATTAAATTAGTTGTTATTGTGGAATTTCTATCTCCAGCACCACCACCATTTTTAATCATATTAAAGAATTCAGCTTGTTGTTTTCTAGTTAAAATCATTTCACCGGAGTTAACATTAATTCCAACATTGTCTCCAGTTAATGAATTACCCCCAACAATACCACCTTCATTGAATTTAGTTTGAGCAGGTTTAGTAGCTCTTGCTTCGGCTTGATTAGCTGCTGAGTTTATTCCATTCATTATTAAGTATCCACCTGCTATAGCTATAGCAGCAGCAGCTCCTAATGTAAGAGCAGACATACCAAATGCTGCAGATGCAGCCATAGTACCTGCAGCTACGGAGGCTTGGATTAAACCCATTACTAATTTAGTTACAGATATAGTAGATAATATTAAAGCTACTCCCCCAAGAACTTTATAAAGCCCTGTACCAGATATTAACATTTCTGCCATAGCATTAGCAAGTTTCATTGCGGGGCCTGCGACTATAGCTCCTAGGGATTCTTTAATAGATTCTACAGCAGCTTGGAATTTAGTTTCAGCATCTAATGATGCTAAGGCTGCATCTATATTGGTACTATTAGCAGCAGCTCTTTCTAATTGTTGGGCTTTTTCTACATCCCCAATAGATCTATAATATTCTAATTTATCTTCTAATCTTTTTTTATCATCTTCACTTAACTGTGATAAATTTTCTTGATACATTATTGAATTAGCCAATTCATCAGCACTCATACCTAGTGCTTTTGCTAAAGATTCTTGTTGAAGAACATTCATTGCAGCAAATCCAGCGGATCCGCCCATATTTTCAGCTATTAAAGCTGTAGCTTCTGCAGATTTACCATTTAAGGCAAGTAAACGTGCTTGTTCTAGATTAAGATCTCTACCAATTAATAATTCAGCTGCTAATTCATTTTCAATTGATTCTTCAAAGTTAAGTAATCCTTCAGCTATTTTTTTAGTTTGTTCTAATGAAAATCCTAATTTATTAGCTTGAACAGTAGCAGCAACTAATTGTTTAACATTATTTCCATATTGTAAACGTAATTGGCCTGAAATTTTGGATACATCTTGTAATATTTTTTTAGAATCTAAAAGTGCTCCGGATTGTTTTTTAAATGAATTTACTTGAGATGTTACTTCTTTAGTAATATCATCTTGAGTCATATGATTTTGTCTTCCTAAAACATATAAAGCTTGACCTTCTTCAGCAGAAAGGCCCATTTGTTTAGTAAGTTTGATTTGGTTTTGGATCTCTTTATTAGTAACTCTAGATATAGCACCAAATGCAGTACCTAATTGATTAGCAGCATCTGTTTGGTTTTGTAAAGTAGATAATGCAGTTTCATAACCATCAACTAATTGGGTTTGGGATTTTTGCATAAAAATAAAATTATTATGCATTCCCTCTGCCTCTGTTTTACTAAGATATAATGTTTTTTGTAATGAAGTTACTTGTTTATCAAATTTAAATCCTAATTCTAATAAACCTTTAAAAGCAGCTACCATCAATCCAATAACGGCTAGTGGGTCTGATAAAGACGATACTAAACTTTTACCTACACTGGATAAACCTGCACCCATTGATTGGAAGGCGTTTCCTCCAGCTTTAGCTTTTTCTCTAGCAGCATCTAGTGCTTCATTTGTTTTAAGTAACGGTCCTACTATTGGGATTTTACTCATCCCTGTTAAAAGTATACCAGTTACACCTAATTTTTTATTTAATTTATCTTCTTGTTTAATTCTATCATTAAGTAGAGCAAGGCTTCTTTCGAATTGGTTGTTTTGGTCTTCGTAAGCTGCTACAATTGCTTCTTCTTCATCAGTTATAGCTCCTCTTAATTGGATTTGTTTAGCTGCTTCTTTAAATTGATCTTGAAGAGTTTTAAGTTTGGATTTTTCTTGTTGGAGTTGATCTTTATTTAGTTCATTATAGCCTTTTTGATCATTTTTTAATTTAGATGCTACAGATTCTAATCCTCTAAATGCTTTAGTAGCATCTCTAACATATTTACCTTCTTTTTCTAATTCGTTATTGATCGATTTGATTTCTTCTAACAAACCCGCGAAACCTTGTAATTGATCATCAATTCGGGTATTAATATCCCCAAGAAGGTTTTTGTATGTATCAAGTGCAGCATTACTGTCATTAAGAGCTTTTAATTGTTCTTTATATGACTTTGCTGAATCTTTATCCAGCTTAGCAATTTTTTCCTTAATTTTTAGTATTACGTCGTCCTTCTCAGCCATTGAAGTATTTTATTATAAATATTAAAGAGTAATATTTTTAGCTATATTTGATAGGTTTTTTGTTATTAGCGGCCTTTTGTAGTACTTCAGGTAATTTTACTTTACCATCAGAATCAATTACAGTTTGTTTTCCACCTTTAGAGCTTGATTTTCCTTCAGCAGCATCTTTTTCTTCTTCGTAATAATTTTTAATTTCATTAAAAGTATATTTACGAAGCCAGATTGGCATATCATAAATCGTATGCCAATCATATCCACCTTTACCGTGGAAAACTATTTCATGAATTTGTTTAAATAGATTTGCTCTCGCTATTGGAGCTGTATTATATGTCAGGCCAAAAAAACTTAAGCCCAATTGGGAGAGAGACTCTATCTTCGCTTCCGTTGGGAAAAAAAGTTAGATCAACATCGGGTTGAATCTCGCGAACATATTCTCTTAATGCTCGTGAATCTTGTGCTAAGAGATAATTGTCGACAAATTCCCTTATATCTTTTTTGTCTCGTCTTCCCTCTACTGAAACTATCATATATTTTAATCGTGTTGATAATTCTGGGGAAGCGTCTTTATTGATTTTCTTTAAACCTTCTAGCTCACGGTTAATGTCTTGTTCATCTTTGTGAGTTAAAAGTTTAAATGAGATATTATTTTTTGATTTTGGTAATGTGAATACAAATTCATTTGTGCGAGATGAAAATAATTTTTCATCTAATTGTTTATTATCTAAAGCAGATAAATCAACTAATTGTTCTTCACCAGCATAGTCAAATCTATATTCTGAACCGTATCCTAAAATACGAGCAGCAACCATGATTGCATTTTTATCACCAATTAGCAAATCATCATAATTGATTTTAGATACAATTAACGATTTCATTAATTTATCCAATACGGTACCATTTCTAATATATGATTGATTAGTAAGGATATCTTCTTCCTTAGCGGTCATATATTTCATTTCAAGAGTACCTTTTGCTAATTCAGAACCTTCGGGATAAAGCAAACCTTTTGAGGGTAATTCAATGGTTTCTGTAGGTAATTTAAATTCGTCCATAATTTTTATTTGTTATAACTTAATTGTCCTATATACATATATTAAAGAGAAGTAATATTATCAGAATTTACATTAAATGATAAAACTCCTTCTACTTTTAATATTTCTTTACGAATTAATTCCATTTTTGAGCGATCAAATCCGCCTTTTGTAATCCAAGGATGACCATCAACTTTTACAGTCAATATTGATTGAAATTTTTCAGTATCTTGTTCACTATATTCCATAGGTTCTTTTACAGATGCTACTGTAATACCTGGGAGTGAACGAATATCCGAAAATATTTCTTTTTGTGGGCGTTTTTTAATGTTAGTAATAAGCATACCAACCATTTTAAATTTGTCTTGGTATTCTTCATTAAGTGTTTTACTTAATTCTTCTCTTACTAACGTACGTAAATTGTCTAATTTCATATAATGGTATATGCTATAAATATTGTATGGTCTAATTTAATTAACGTGTTTACTCATTAAAATACAATAGAAAAATAAAAGCTCCAAATTTCTTTGGAGCTCTTGTAAAATTTGTATTTCTTAGTAATTCAAGATACAATAATCTGGTTGAACAGTTACTTGGATGTTTACTGGTGTTCCGTCATCATCCCAGTTATAATCACCAAAGTTAACTTCTGTAATTACAGCTCCTTTGATTACCCATTCAGAAACGATATCACCTACAGGTCCTAATACGTTGAATGTAATATCTTTTTTATAAAAATCCGAATATCCATCTCTACCTGTTACTGACTCATGGCCTAAACGTACCCATTCCATTACTGCTTGAGCTCCACTTGGTGTGATTGACTCATACATTGTAAATTGGATCGTATTCCAAATTGTTTTTCCTTTTACATAACGTTGAACGTTGATGTGGTTAAGAGCAACTGCAGTTTGTGTTAATGATACAGCTCCTACTCCTTTTACCAAATATGATGGAACACCATCCATATAAAGGATAAAACGGTTACTTTGTTTTGGTTCAAACGCCGTAAAGAATATTTCGTTTGGATTTAAAATTGGCATCTTATTTTTGTTTTAATTTTATTATAAATATTAAATATTTTTATTTTTTATCCAGGGAATTCAGCTCCTGTTGGTTGCAAAATAAAATCTAATGAAATAAATTCAGCTGTGCGTGTTGGTTGAATATAAATCTGTCCTACTAATTGGTTTTGATCAATTACTGCTGGTCCGTTATTTGTATCATCCATTACTACTTGGTAAGCATATAATCCTTGTTTTTGTTGGATTGCTGCCAAATATGGGTTAACTTTTGCTATAAATGAATTTCTTGTAGCAATTGTATTTTGTTCAAATACTACTGCATCTGCAATTTGACGAATATATGATTTCAATTCAATCATTAAACGACGTACGTTTACACGATCAAGAGCAGATTGAGATTTTTGTAATGTTTTTTGTCCGTATACTACAACACCTTGTTTAGGTAATGTCGCAATTGGATTAATATTATTCGCATATAAAGTATCTCTTTGACCTTGTGTCAATTTATATTGAGCTTGTAATACTGTGTTTAATCCACCGCGGTTAATACCTGCTGGTGCAAACCATGGAGCAGCTACTTTATCATTGAAAGCATATACACCTGGTACTACTGTTGAAGCTGGTACCCAAACATGTTTTCCTGTTGCTGGATCAATAATACGAACCCAAGGCCAGTATGTAGCAGCATATGAAGTATCTCTAGTATTAGCTTGTGTTGTTGCTTCTGGAATACCGCCATCAAATGCTGTTAAATCCATTACATATAAATTATCTCCTCTAGAAATAGTATTTGAAAGAATGTTAGATACTTGGGTTGAATTATCAGCATTTGTTAATCCAGGAGTAAATAATACATTGAATTTATATGCTTCAGGATTTCCAAATAATGCAATCATGTTATTATAATCATATCCCATTACACCCTGTGTATTAGCTGAAGATATTTCATTATATAATTTAACAGTATTACTTACTGTTCCTATAGCACCTCCAAAACATCCATTAAGTGAACCACTTCCTACAATTGGAAGAGAACCAGTATATGCACTTATTGCAATACCATTAGCATCAAAATAGTTTGGTGTTAAGTAATTAACAGATTTAACACGTACATATTTTGAGTTATTTGGATAACTTCCAGAAATAGACATTTGAATATTATTACTGTCATAATTATATTTCTGGTCTCCAATTACTAAAGAAATAAAACGTGATGAGTTAGGATCTAATGATAAATTATTCCAAGCCTCTAAAACTTGTGGGTTTTGTGTTGTATCATTTCCTTTTCTAATCAATAGATTAAATGTACCTGAACCTGTGTTAGTTTGGGTAATTTGCCATCTGATATTATCTGTTGATCCGGCTGCTAAAGCACCTGAAACTGCAGATCCTGAGTTGTTCATGATCGTTCCTTCAGAAATAGTTTCTAATGAAAATGATTCTGATGTGAAATAGTTTTCGATTTTAGAACTTGTTGCAGAAGTGTAAGATCCAGTTGCTACTCGAGCTACCAATAATGAAGTACCTCCATAATTGAAGTAATTATAAGCTGCAATCGAAGTAAGGTATGAATATGAATTACCACCACTAATAAAAGTATCTCCAAACACCGTTTGGAAATCAGAATATGAAGTTACTAAAGTTGGTTTTTCAACAGGACCTTTAACCGTTGGACCTATAATAGCAGCACCCGCTTGTACAGGTAAACCTGTTAAGTATGTGTTGTCTATTTCACTAATTGCTACTCCTGGAGAAGATGTAAAATTTGCCATTTTATATTTTTATTATAAATATTGATAGTTTCTCTAAAATATATTATTAAGCAGGAAATGTTGCACCTGTAGGTAATATGTTGAAATCTAATAAAATAAATTCTGCTGTTCTTGTTGGTTGTAAGAAAATTTGTCCTACTAATTGATTATTATCTACCACGTTTGGTGGGTTATTTGTTTCATCCATTATAACTCTATAGGCTGTTAAACCTTGTTGTTGTTGAACAGAAGCTAAATATGGATTAATAACAGATAAGAAATTATTTCTAGTAACAGTATCATTTTGTTCAAATACAAATGTATCAGCTACTTGAGAAATATAAGATTTTAATTCAATTAATAAACGACGTACATTGATACGATCTAAAGCGCTTTTTTTCTTAGCTAATGTTTTTTGTCCAAATACTACTACACCATTTGATGTGTATGTTGCAATTGGATTTACATTTGCTTGATATAATGTATCTCTATTACCTTGAGTTAAAACACGTTCTGCTTGTATAGTTGTAGTTAAAACACCTCTATTTACACCCGCTGGTGCGAACCAAGGAGCGGCTGCATTATCATTAAATGCATATACTCCAGGAATCATAGTTGATGCAGGTACCCAAACTTGATTAGCTGTTGATGGATCAATTGTTCTTACCCAAGGCCAATATGTTGCGGCGTATGAAGTATCATATCCTGCTGTATTAGTTAATACTGATCCTATTTGGGAATTGTATTTTGATGAATCAAATACTACCATCATATCTCCTCTATCTTGAGCGATAGAGTTCATTAAACTAATAGCACTGGCAGCAGTTCCTGTCATATCAGACATCAATCCAGGAGCAACTAGTAAGTTGTATTTAAATTCATCTTTATTTGCTAAAAGGGAAATTGATTGAGTGTAATCATTAGCTTGGATTCCCTGAATGTTGGTTTCTGAGATGATATTTTCATAAAATTTATCATTTCCACCATAGGATA